AACATTACCATTAATTTCCAGTTTAATTTCATTGTGGACTATCTGACCGTTTCCTGATCCCTCTGGCATTCTTTCAGCAATCATACGACCAATAGAACCCAGTACAGTATCATTAAGAGGTAAAACTGCTTCCGGTCCTGCTTCACCAACACCAATAACATTCGGTCCATTAAAGACACTACCTTTTTTGTACCAATCCACATTTAAGTGTGGAACTGAAGGTGGTTTCAAACTAAAATGACCAGATAAACTAAAATGTGGCAATGGTGGCATTTCAATTCTTGGTAGCCTAAGATTGATCCCGCTGAAGAATCCCTTAATTCGATCAATAATATTGCTAATAGTGTTCTTAGCAGCTTCTATTGGACTAGTCATAGCATTTTTGATTCCGTTAAAAATATTCGAAACAGTACTTTTTAACCCATTAAAAACCCCTGATACTGAATCTTTAATACCATTTGCCACATTACTTATTGTAGATTTGATGCCATTCCAAATGCTAGATGCAGTATTTTTAATGCCATTCCACAACCCAGAAAGAAAAGATGCCAAACTATTGAATATACTTGAGGCGACCGCTTTTATCCCATTCCAGACAGTTGATAAAGTATTCTTTATGGAATCCCATACATTGGATGTCACATTTTTAATCCCATTCCATATAGAGGAAAAGAATGAAGCAACAGGATTGAATATTGACTTAGCAACGTTTGATAGTGCGTTCCAAACAGAAGATAGGAAACTAGATACTGTACTCCATACCGTTGTGGCTACATTCTTAATCCCATTCCATAGTCCACTAAAGAAAGCTGCTAATGGTTGTAATATTGGGCTTGCCATAGCAACGATAAAGTTCCATGCAGTTTGAAGCAGAGCAGTAATAACTGTCCAGATACCGGAGATCACACTTTGAATAGTCATAAACACGACGGTTATCACATTTTTGATTGTTTCAAAAATCGGACTAGCGATAGCGACTAGGTTGTTCCAGGCGCCGGTTATGGCCGTAGTGATGGCAGTCCAAACTGTGCTAGCGGTTGTGCTGATACTTGTCCAAATGCCCACTAGCCAATCTTTGAATGTTGTCCATTTCTCAGACAGCCAGTCAGTGATCGCTCCCCAGTTTTTTATAATTGCTATAATTGCTACCACAGCAGCTACCACTGCTAGGATAATCGGTATCGCTGGCAATAAAGTTGCTGTAAAGAACGTTCCTACGGCAGCTAACGCACCGCCACCAGCAAACAATCCCCCTAAAGTAGAGAATATGGTGATCAGAGAAGCAATAAATGGGGAAAGTGCAGCAAACGCTGCTGCTAACCCACTAATAACGACAATTATTTTCTTTACTGGTTCGGGTAACCCATTAAACGCTTGTGCCATTTTAGATAAAAACTCAACAATAGGAGTTAATGATTCAATGATTGTCCCTCCGATAGGGGCTAAGGAATCTTTTAATTCCGCTATTTTACCATTCAGTTCTTGCATTGGCGTTGTTGATGCATCGTTCATCTTTTGTGCAGCCCCGCCCACATCATCAAAGGTATGGTTAACTTTTGTCAATGATTCGATTACTTTCATTGAGTTGTCTTCACCTAGTGCGGACCATATTGTTGACGCTAAAGAAAGTTTTTCCTGTTCGTTCGTCATTCCTTTAAAGTCACCAATGACCGATTTAAAGACATCTGCTGACGTTGCTTTTCCTTGCTTCCACTCACCAAACAAGTCTTGCGTTCCTTTTGAAAAGCTTTGTATGTTGTCTTCAATTCGACCGTCCGACAAAGAAACCCCAAACTCTTTAACAAAGTCATTCACTTTGTCGAGGTTGTATGCACCTGAATCCAAACCGTTATCCAAAATTGAAAAGGTATCCTTTGCTGAAAAACCCATTTGTGACCACAACTGGCTATATTCAGCCATGTTGTCGCCTAGCTCATGCGATTTATCTAATCCATTTTGTGTCCCAGCAACCATCAAATCCATTGCATCCTGAGCTGATAAACCAAAATTGGTCATTAGACCACTAACACCACGAAGTGTCTCATCCATATCAGCACCTAATGTGTTATCAAGCGTTATGGCTTGTTGTGTGATATTCTGTAAATCTTGATTATTCAGATCACCTAGATTTCTTTTTACAAGGACTACCGCATCAGTGACTTGGTCCAAAGATTCGCCAAAACCATCATAGTAAATACCGCGAGCAACATCTGTCAGACCTTTTGCTTCTTCTTTTGTTAATCCAAAGCTCGCTTGTATTTTCGCTTGTGCTCCGCCAATATTATCAGCTGATTCCATTGCACCTTGACCTAGCTCAGCCATTTTATCGCCAATATCAGAGATAACATCTGACGCTTGCATAAGGTTATTCATATCGATTTTATTGCCGATATCATCAAGATTGGTTGTATCAACGCTTTTTGCAGCCGTGCCCAACTCTTCAAATTCACGTTCTGCATCGTTTAACTTTGCCTGCATCTGCATGGCTTCTGTTGATGTGCTTCCAAATTCTTTTTGAGTAGCATCTAATTGTTGGCGCATGACGCCAATTTTTTGTTCGGCTATATCACTTTGTTTACCTACATACTCTTGTGCTTTTGCTAGCTTTTCAGATTCGCTCGCCGATTGACCGGCAGTTGCTTGCCATTTTTTATATTCCGATTCAACCAGGTTAGCCGAAGCTTGTAATTTCCGTTGTTCGCCATCTAGTTCTCTCATCGTGCCGGCATACGTTTGCGTATCCCCTTTAGCTGTACTCAGCGCTTGAGAAGTTTTGTCAATTTCATTTGCGACTCGTTGTTGTGCTGTTTGCTGGTTGATCAATTCGCGCTCTAACTTTTGGACTTCGATTGAATTTTCACCATAAAATTTCTTCGCATTTGAAAGGCGTTGGCTAACAGCGTCTACTTTCTGACCTTGTAAATCATATTGTTTTTGTAAGCTTCCTAGTTTGCTCTCTAGCTTTTCAGACTCTGATCCGGTCAACTGAAGTTGCGCCTGTTCGAGTTTAAACTCCGCTCTATTTTTTGTCAGTTCGGATGTAATGCCTTTGACAGTATCTTTCAACCCGTCATCAGTGGCTTTGAAAACAACTTCGGCCTCACTGCGTTTTTTGACCATTATTTTCCTCCTTTCTCTTGTTCTTTTCTAACCGCATAACTCATCCATCCGTCATAAGCCTGCTTGTTGTATGCAATTTGAAGGATGTCGTCTAACGGCAAATTACTCATAGCCTGTTCGTGAGACAAAGAAAAAACGTCCGTCAACATCGAATAGACATCAACCCACGTTTTCACTTGAAATTTTGGCATTTTTATTTTTGAAGCTTTTTTTCTTTATTTGCCTTCTCAAAAGCTTTCTGGTAGTCATTTTGAACTTTTTTAAACATCATGAGATTGTAGATCATTGTTGCTTGAGCCATATCAAAATACCAATGATCAATAAATTCATCAAAACTCATGTATTCATTCATATTCGCTTGTCTGTAGGCCACATAAACTGCTTTTGCTCCTTGCATGACACTGACATCCATTTGCTCATTGCCTACAGACATTTTCGCAAATTCATTTGTATTGAAATCCCGATTGATTAACATTAATTTTTTTAAATTCAACTTCGGTTCAAGGGTTACAATCTCCCCATTGTTTAATTCTAGTTTTGAATAATCTTCTAATAATTCTTCAATCATCGATAGTTCCCCTTTCAAATAAAAAAAGAGAGGAATCCCTCTCTTTTAAGTTAAGTCTATGGTTGCCCCATCAACTGTAGGAGTAACATTTCCTATAGTAGGGGCTGTTATTTTCCCGCGTCTGCCTTTTTAATCACTTCAGGCGACAACGTGTTCATCCATGCATCCGTTAGGTCTTCATCTAATTCAGCAACAATCGCTTCATGATAATACTTTCCAAACTGATCAGTCATAATTTTAGTTTCTAGTTCTAACGCCGCAACTTCATCTGCACCATTTTCGATAGTAAAGGTTAAACCCGTATTCGATGTTGCCGATAAGAAAGCTAATAATTTTGAGTTTTCTTCGAAATCGTCGACAACCTCTGCAGCTAAAGCAAAATCGATACCTACTGAATCAGGTCCATATGAATAGATGCCCGGTTTTAATCGTTCATCATGTTTTAAGCCATAGAAATTTCGGAACACGACGACAGGTACATGTGCGGTAATGGTCACTGTCATTCCTACAGGTTTGGACTTGGTCTTCACGACCGCCGCCCCGCATTTTTTTTCAATTGTTTGCATTTCTGTTTCGCCTTCCAACTGACCATTACAATCAGTCACGTCTGCTGACTCTGCACCTTTAAACATGAAGGCGATTTTTTTAATACTTACATTATCAAATGTTGTCACAATCGTATTTACCATGTTATATTCTCTCTCCTTTATTCATTTAATTTATCGAACCCTTTTACGATCTCTTCGGTTATAGGATCAAGCGCGATTTGCAACCCACGTTTCATAAACTCTTCAGGCTGATTGTTTGTGGAATGTCCAATCCCTAAGTCTGGGTATTTAACATAGTCAAACTTCTTTTTGGGTCGTACAATAAAGCCTAAATTAATATGCTCAACTTTCAGTGGATTGCTAAATTTAGCATGTTTGCGGCCACTTCTGAGTTGATCTTCTGAGACTGGGATACGCTGTTCAATTTTTTTAACAGCGATATTCGAACCACTCTCTTTCAAAACTTGATTGACTATCTTCTCGCTTTGAGAAGAGTATTTTTCCATTTTCGCTAATAATTGATCATGCCCTTGAAGAGTTAATTCCCAGCCGTTAGACATTAACAACCACTCCTTAGAATTCGAACAAAAGAAAAAACAACCTGATCGATATAGCGATCCTGGTTGTCTAATTTCAGATGATTTACATCGGTTCCATTAAATCGGAAAAGGTTGTTATGCATTAAGGCGATAACATCCAATTGATCCCCCGTTAGGTAGTCTCTATTTTCAGAATAGAAAGTGATGTACACATTTTGACCCATTGTATACTTATCCTTGTCAACGATCGTGATTTCATCTTCTTCGAAAATGAAATAGTCGTAACTATCACCTAGATCACTTTTCTCATCTTCACTTAGAAAATCTTGGTAAGTCGGCAACTTGAAATACTCTGACAAAACTGACATTTTTTCAATTGTTTGATTTTTCAATCGCTTTTTCTCAGGATCATTCAACAAAATCACCCACTTTTTCTAAATAGAAATATAGATAGTAGTTATCGTAATCAACATAAATAGCGTTATACCTCGTTTGATCAATCACGATAAAATACTTATCTTTGTTGTATTGTTTAACGACTGGATGAAAGGGCGTCTTTACTTTTCTGGATAATTTCGAATCCATGGCATCCATTGAGGTCAAATCGCTATCACGAATCGAAAGGTTTCTAAAACGTAAAGGACCAGCTATATTTTCATAGCCAGCCCCAATTTTTTTCTTTATCTCATTTCTCTTCGTCACTTGCGTTTTAACCAATAAATTTCCATCGTTAAAGGTTTCTCTAATTCGTTTATTCACCATTGAAAACACCGTGTCTTCTACGCCAGTCAACCAAAGCATAATGTTGAATAAATGAGACGATCTCGCTAGAATAATTCCTTTCGAATTCATCCAATGCACTATTCCAGTCATACCTGCATCTTTCCAATAACAAATCATACTCAGGAGTACCTTGATCAAAGCTCAGTGTTTCAGATACTTTTGTTTGAATATAGGTCGCCGCCCTTAGAATGATGTTTTTAATCTGTTCATCGTCTTCATCCCATGAAATATACAACTTTTGTTTCACTTCACTCATAAGACCGTCAGATATATCCTTTTTTTCCACAAGTTAGCCCCCTCTTAATTTCAAAGACTAATTGACCGTGAAAGCTGGAATATCAACGGGATCAGATTTTTTTCCAGACTCTACTGCAACGGCGATATAGTCACCCTTTTTTACTACCGTTCCTGCTGTTAGTCCAGTAATTGCTAACGGGCTAGCTCCTTCAGAAACTTTGGTCCCATCTTTTTTGTCAATTTCAAATGTTCGTGCCATTCCTTTTCCTCCTTACGTTAATTCTATTGACGCCCCATCAGTGGTAGGAGTTACTTTTCCTACCTCAGGGGCCACTATTTTGACGGCGTAGGTGCTAATTTAGAAATATCCAACACAATGAAACTATCATTTCGTTTTGGCAAACCATTCGCATATTGTTTAGCCAAGTAGACACGTTCGTCTTCTACGAAGTGGTACTCGTCAGAAGCTTCAATCTTTAGAGTTGATCCTAGCCCCATAAAGTAGTCTGAAGCTACACCAATTACAGCTTTACCTTCTGGCACAGCTACTGATTGTAAATCCGAAACTGGAACAGGGAGTGTTTGAACGTACTCACCATTAGCAGTTAAAACTGTTTTTGCAGGAAAGACTTTTGACCAATAATCAGTTGGGTTGACAATTAGCACAACATCAGAAGGGTTGACATTGCGGTAAATTGGGTCCGTCACACCTTCAATTGTTAGTTTTGATAAACGAGCCATTAGACCTCCGAGGACGGTTGCATCTAAAGAGGTAACTGCTTCTGCAGTCTTCTCTTTGTACTCTCCGTCTGTTTGAGAGGACATATCACGCATCATACCGATAGGTTGATCTTTACCTGTACCGTCTACAATGGCTTGTTCTAGAGCGATTTGCAGCGATTCAACTAAAACAGTCCGAACATAGCGGTCAATCCATTCAGGACCTAAATCAAGCATTGCCTTACATAAAGGCATATAACCTGATAATTTGAATTGTTTCATGTTGATCACATCAAACCCATTGTCCAATACCTGTTTGATGTCTTCACATAATTTCCCCCACCAAGCAGGGTTCACACCACGACCGACGATCCATTCCGTAACGCTAGTTGTATTCACAAAATTAATCTTTTGAAGCAATGGATGGGCGTTTGTTAAGTCTTCAAATACACGTTCAAAGACTGTTGCCGGTACTAATTCCTCTACGCCAGCAAATCCTTCGTTATTGACGACTTCGTTATAAAATTTCGTTTCTTTGCTAGTAAGTACGCGTTGACCACGGTTCATTAGAACTAATTGGTCCTGATTTGCGGTTTGAGCTTCTTTTAAAATTCGATCTTGAATTTCGTTCGATAAGACAACCATTGCCTCTCCAAAGTTTTCTTCGTTTCCGTCTTTAAATGCACTCATTAATTTATCACTCGTTGCTGAAACACCTTTTAAATTTTTTACTGTCATTATTTACATCTCCTTATCCAAATGCTTTTTCTAATGCTGCTGCAAAAGCAGCCATTCTTTTCTCACGCTCTTCGTTCACTTGATTTAATACCGTTTCGATACTTTCTTCGTCTTCTTCATCGTCTTCTTGCAAAGGGGTAATTGGGGTCGCATCAATAATTTCATCTACCAATCCATATTTCAAAGCAGTTTCTGCGTCCATGAATTTTTCGGCAACAAGTAGATTTTCTAATTCATCATCAGTTCCGTTAAATCGTGATTGATAAGAAGCCTTTACTGATTTGTCTATTGATTCCAGTTGATCCGCTGTTTGTCGGAACACATCGACATTTCCCTCCGCCCAGGTAGAGGCTCTATGGATCATTAATTGAGCGTTTGGATATATCTGAATAGTATCTCCCGCCATTGCAATGATAGAGGCTGCGCTTGCGGCCACACCGTTAATGATGATATTAATTTTTGCGCTATTTGCTTTTAGCAGATTTCCAATTGCAATTCCTTGGAAAACATCACCACCATTAGAATTAATTACAACATCGATTTCTTCCTTGTTGCCTAAATTGTCTAAAATCGCTTTGATGCCTTTATCCGTATTCCCTTCAAAAAACCAACTAGACCCGATAAATCCTTGAATATAAACTGCTGGCTTCGCTGTGTTTTCATTTTTGACTGCTAGAACCGTCTTCATTGTCGTCATTCGCGTCACCTCCCTTCGATAACTGTTCATTATTTTTAGTTATGAAAATCTCGTCCGCCATTGGCTTAT